GGGTGACGGCAGGAATAACCGGCACGACCGCGACCACGGGCCTTGAGATCATGACCGCCCCGTTGCCGACCGGCCAGGTAGCCGACAGCTTAGTTGCGATGAACACACCGGAAAGCACCCTGTTCGAGGAAGGGAGCGAGATAGCCCGGGAAGTCGCGGCGCTTCAGGTGCCCGTCAACCTGCAAGACAGCATTGAGAGCATCGCGTACCGGACCCTTGGAGACGCCCGCGAATGGAAGCGGATCGCCATCCTGAACGGCTTGGAGTATCCGTTCATCGTCGCGGATTACATGTCCGGGTATTCCCCAGCATTAGCGACCGGGACGCTGGTGGAGCCCGCGACAACCAGGACGGTGTGGATAAGCGGCCTCACGCCGCAGGTCGGCAACATCCTGGTGTTCGCCTCCGATGACCGCCTGGAGGCTGGAACCGTGGAGAGCGTCTCGGGCGAGTTCGTGACCCTCGAAAACCTGCTTTCCTACCAGTTTCCGGCCGGAACTACGGTGACAAGTCACGAACGGGCCTTGGCCGTGCTGAAGCCGGGCGACCACATCGGCATTCCGGGTGACGCGGGCTCGGGCAAGGCGGTTATCGACGGCGGAACCGATTTCGCCGGAAGGGTATTCGGCACCGACGAGGAGCTGGATGACGACGGCAACATGATACCGGACGGCGCCGGGGATATCGCGGTCATCTCCGGGACCGACAATCTGCTCATGCAACTCCGGCACCGGCTGATGACCGTCAAGGGGGAGCTGGCCGCGCTGGGGCATCCGCAGTACGGCTCCTACCTGCCGCTGATCGTCGGCCGGGCCGGTACTCCGGTCTGGTACGAACGCGCCCGGGTGGAGGCCATCATCACCCTGCTGGACGATCCGCGGATCAGCAATGTCGAGAACGCGACCCTTGAGGTTGACGGGACCGCTGTCTATTTTGAGGGGGACGTGCGCACCGTGGGCCAGACGGATGGAAAGAGAATGCGGATACTTGTCAATTGACGCGCCTAAAGTGTTTGGTTTCTCATACAATATTTTATAGAATTGCGGCATGAGCTTCCAGATCGTCAAAGCCGAAACCCGTCTGGCGCGGATGATTACCTGGCTTTCAGGCCTACAGGCGATCATCACCGATTTCATCGTGGGCGGAAAGACCAGGACGAAGCTGGAAGCGGTTGCCGTGGAGCTTGAGGCGCAGGACTACCAGTTTTTCCAGGCCATCAAGAAAGCCATCCCCACATCTATCTACTATGCCTTCGACTTCAGCCTGAGACCAGCGGTACGTGCAGCGGGCAACGTGACTTTTTCTGCATCACCTGCCCCGGCCTACGACATCGCCATACCAATCGGCACACAGGTCTCTACTGTCGCCACCTCAACCACCCCGGCGAAAATCTACACCACTTCACAAGCCGCTGTGCTGGAGGCGGGCCAGACGAGTGTCTCCGTTCCGGTGAGCTGTACAGTGGCCGGCACAGAGGGCAATACCGGGGTCGGCACCATTACGGTTCTCAAGACCACCATCTCCGGGCTGTCATCCGTAGCCAATCCGTCGGCGCTCAGTAACGGGGCTGCAGCTGAGTCCGAAGCGCAGCGGGAGATTCGTTTCCGCGAGTATGTAACAACGCTGACCCGTGGCACCGCAGCCGCCTGCGAGTACGGCTCCAAGTCGGCATACCTGGCCGATGCGGGCGGCAACATCACCGAAGAGGTCAAGGCGGCGCTGGTGACCGGCCCCCCGGAGACCGGTTCCGCCGGATCCTTCACGATTTACATCTACAACGGAGTGGATGGGGCGAGCACGGAACTGATTGCCCGTGCGCAGGAGATCATCGACGGCTACACCGACGCGACCGGCCAGAAGATACCGGGTTACAAGGCGGCCGGGATAGTGGCAACGGTGGCCGCCGCCACTACGGTGGCTCAGAACGTGACCGTGACGATTACGTCTGCGGACGGAGCCACGGTTTCCCAGAGCGCGGCCGAAACCATTATCGACAACTACATCCGTAGCCTCCAACTGGGAGAGACCCTTGTCTTCAACGAGTTGGTGGAGCGGCTGATGGGTATGGCGGGCGTGGTTGACGTCGCCATTTCGGCCCCGACCGGGAATGTAACCTGCCTGAGTAACCAGATCATCATTCCGGGCACGATCTCGGTGACCATATCGTGAACCTGACGGAACGTCTCATATCCCGCTTGCACCGGGTCTTCAACAAGGATCCGAAGGCTGCCACCGTCGCGACTCTCAACTTTGACAACCGGATAGCGGAAGGGCAGACCGGCTTTATCCAAATTGAGGAGGAATCCGAGAACCTCTTGCTGCAGTCGAACGATCTGGACCAGGCCCCATGGGCGGCGGGAGGGACCGGGGGCAGCATGGTTCAGGACGCCGTGGCGCCCGATGGAACCGTGAAGGCATGGACGCTCACCGATTCAGCCTCCGACGATTATCCATACTACCGGACACAGCCGGTCACTGTGCTGTCGGGGCTTGATTACACGTTTTCGTGCTATCTGCGGAAGCGGGACACTTTATCAGGTTCCGGCGGCTTCTGCGTGCAGCTGCTGGGTGGCCTTGAAACAATAAGCATCATCGTCAACCCGGTTACGGGCACATGGGTTGTGCAGTCGGGCATGTCTGCTCCTGTTGGAGTGAAGGTCAGGCCCGTTGGCGCTTTCTGGCGGGCGGAAATCAGCGTCATTACCGACGAAGCACAGACGGAGATCGATAGCCGCGTCTACTTCCTGGTCAATGCGGATGCGTCTGCCACACCCGACCCGACAGCCGAGGGCTCCAACGTGGCCTGCTGGTTCCAGCTCGAACAGAAGGATCACGCGACCTCGTACAAGCCCACTACAGACGCGACTGCAGTCGGACCGGCGATCTACGATATGGCCGGGATAGTCATCAGGGACCGGGTATTGAAGGGATCCGGCTGGAATATCGACCTGACCACCGTAACCCTGCAACAGCTCGAATACCTGTTGAACGCCAAAAGTTCCGTGGTTTTATCCGCCGTCCCGGATGTATATGCCGATCTCCCGGCCTGGGGGGTACTCGACATCGCGCCGCAGCCACTATCCCGCACCCTGGCGCTGCTGTATCCCACGTCGCTGCTCTACAATGAGATGCAGACCTATTCACGCGCCATGGATGACCCGCCCGGCAGGCTCAAATCGGCTGAAGACCAGCTGTATATGCCAACTGCGACCGGAAGCTGGCTGCGGGACTGGGGCTCCAGGTTCGGGATCCCAGCATTCGACGATGAAGCAGACGCGGCTTACGCGGAGCGCATCAAGCACGAGATCCTGCGTGCCACCCAGAACAACGTGGCGCTGTCGCTGATCATCAGGGACGCGCTGGGAGTCGAGGCCCAGATGCTGGATGCGGAACCGCATGTCGACCTGGTGCCGCCCGCGCAGCAGGGAGACGTGGTTGGCCGTTTCCTGCTGGACATGGGGATCCCGGACGAGCTCACCCCGGAAGAGGCCCAGTTGCTGATTGATCGCGTCAAGGCTCTGGTGCGCCGCTACAAGGCCGCCGGGACCGACTTCCTGGAAACCGCCCTCCGCAAGATGGTTGCGGAAAGCGAGACTGTTTCCCTGGCGGAAGTGCTGGCCACTACCGTGACGATCCTTCTGGCCGATGGGCCTTCGCCGGGACCGATCAAGGTGGGGGCCGGTTGGAAGGTGGGGACGCCGGGGCTCAAGGTCGGCAACAACGATGCCATCAAGGAGCAGATCTTTGTGCAAACACTCGATGCCGGGACTTCCGAGGCTGTGGCGTCGCATCTATATGGAGGCTGAACCATGGAAGAACTGCTGCTGTTGGCCTTTATCCTGACCGCATTCGCCACGATCTACCGCTCCGGACGGGAGCAGATCGGCGTCCGCGGCGACGTGGATCTGACTCTGACATTTGAGGACGGGACGAGCCAGCTGCTCCAGTACCACAACCTAGTCGTGACCGATGGAAAGACCACGCTTGCCAAGCTGTTGGGAGGCGATGCTGGATACGCGGCCGGGGCGGTGGACCAGGTGGCCTTCGGGACCGGCAGTACCGCGCCGGTAGTCGGCAATATTGCACTGGAGGCCGAGGTGCTGACGAAGACCGCAACCGTTACCTATCCGTCCGCCAGCAGCGTGAAGTTTTCCGCCACCATGGAGGCGAACGAAGGGGGCACCAGCACCTATCAGGAACTCGGGCTCAAGTCCAGCGGGACCGGCAAGCTGTTCTCGCGGTTGGTGATCACTCCTATTGCGAAATCGACCCTGTACAAGATCCAGGTTGACTGGACCATCTCCTTCCAGTCGGGGACATAAATGAGCAACCTGACCGAAACCATTCAATGGCCGGCGAACGTCAACAAGGTTGACGATCAGGAAGATATCGTTGAGGCCCTGATGAATGCCGCGACGCAGGCGTTAGCCGACCGCACTCAGTATTTGCTTGCCAGGCTCTCTGCATATGCCGCCGATTCCGGGTCGGCCAATGCCTATGCTGTAACCCTGACCCTGCCGTTGACCGGTCATATCGCAGGGATGCCGGTCCGATTCAAGGCCGCGAACACCAATACTGCGGGTTCGACTCTGACCGTCAATGAACTGGCTGCGGTTCCTCTGGTCCTGGCGGACAGTTCGGCGCTCAGTTACGGCAACATCCGCAAGGATGGGGTCTATACGGCCGTCTACAACGGGACGGCGTATGTCCTGCTCGACCCGTCGGAACGGGTGGGGCTGATGCGGATGGAATACACCATCCCGGCCGGATACCTGGAACGCGGCGGTCAACTGGTATCCCGGACGACCTACGCTGATCTGTGGGGCTTCGCCAATGCCAAAGGGCTGGTCGTTTCTGAATCCTCCTGGGCATCGTCCATGTGGGGCCTGTTCGGCCAGGGAGACGGCAGCACTACGTTCCGTATACCGGATTTCCGAGGAGAGTTCGAGCGCGGACTCGACAGTGGCAGGGGCGTGGATCCCGGGTGGACGGGGCAAGGCAACCGTGCGCTGGGCAGCTGGCAGGCGGACATCATCAAAAATCACGTCCACTCGATGCAGGCCAGCAACAACCTGGGGGCGGACGGCATCGCCGAGATAGGGGGAGCTCCCGTCGAGGGCACATTGTATACCGGCAACCCGACATCAGGCGGCGGCACCGAAACCCGGCCGCGCAACATCGCGTTGATACCCGTCATCAAATGGTAGCGGAAGCCGCACTCAAGCAGGAGGATCCATTGCCCCACGAATGCGATAAGGAGCAGCTGATCCAGCTCACCATAGACGGGCAGACCGCTATCTTCAAGGAGCTGAAGGATATCAACCAGACGCTGCGAACCGTTGCCGTCCAGCAGAACGAGATCCAGCACCTGCGGAAAGAGGTGGACGAAATAAAGGAAGTGTGCAACCGGCGGCATGAAACTCCTTCCGAGCCGCCGCAGGCCGAAGAACAATCGTCACTGGCGAACCGCGTCAAAGATGCTGTAGTGCTCACCATCGCGACGAGCGCCGCCCTGGCGGTCTTCTGGCTGTTCGCGTATGTCGGGTTCATCAACGTGCGGGGGTTCCTGGATTTCCAACAGAATCCCGTAACGGAAAAACAAGGAGGCAAAGATGTTGAGTCCAAAAAAGCTCACCCGTGATGCCGGCGGGACCGCAATACAAGGCTTCACCCCGAATCCGGATAAATGTGCGGCGCCGGTCACGATTGCGGCTGGAGCGACGCACACTGTTTCAGTCGGCACCGAACAATTATTGTGCCTTCTTTTCCAAGTGTCCGGCGACGTGGACGTATACCTGAATGGGGACACCACCAAGATTATGACCTACGGTGCGTGGCAACTGCACCCCTTGATCTTGAACCACATGATCACCTCGGTCAACTTTGTCAACGCAGGTACCGCAACGGTGACCCTGCAACGGTGGGGGATGTAGCCATGTCATTTTTCAACTTCTTCAGACTTGGTTTCGGTGGGGGCAAACAAGCACAAAACCACCTTTACACCTCCGACTCCGCCAACCAGTCGGAACCGTTCATCACGAGCGACAACCACGCATTCGTGGTCAAGAAATAGGGGGAAGGCATGTACAAATCCAACTACACCGGCGCTCAGATAGACGCAGCGGTCGGCCAGATCATCGCATCGCTTAACTCCATTGGGGTGCCCGGCGCTGCCGGGTTCGGGGTGGGGGTGGCGCCTGCCGCCGCCCTGCCTGCCGGGATGCTGCCGCTGTACGGCTACACCGACCCGACCCACCCGAACTACGGAAACTACCTGTACCTCGACGGCTCCGTTATGGTCTGGATCCCGAAATTCTATTACAAGGTCGGGACCGGCTCCAACGGCCTGGCGGTGAACGTAACCGACGTGAAGGGGGTGAAGACCTACGCCACCACGTATGACGCCAACGCCGCCGGCTACGCCCTGCATCGAGCGTTTATTGATGGTGGAGTCGAAAAGTCCGGCTTTTTTGTGGACAAGTACATGTGTTCGAAGAACGCCCTCGGCACCGGTTTTGTGGCCTCGTCCATCTTGGGCGGGCTGCCGCTGTCCACTGCGGCGGAACACAACCCCATCGGCGGGCTGACGGCTACTGCTGGGGTCAATGCCTACTATGCCGCCCTGATTGCCCCGCGTGCCAGGAGCGGCGTGAACGGCGCCGTGGACAGCAACTCGCCGTTTTTCTGCTGCTCCCGGTTCATCTACTCCGCCCTGGCGCTGCTGTCCGTGGCCCACGGCCAGGCGGCGACCAGCGCCACCAATTGCGCATGGTACGACGGCACCGGTGTGACGAATTTCCCGAAGGGGTGCAACAATAACGCCCTGAAAGATGTTAACGACACCGCCGTTACCTACCAGTCCGACAGTTACAGCAACTGCGGCAAGACCGGCAGCGGGACGCCGTTTGCGAAGACCACCCATAACGGGCAACCGTGCGGCGTGGCCGATCTTAACGGCCTGATGTACGAGATATCCATCGGACTGACCTGCGTCGCCGCCAGCAAGACCATCACCGGTGCAACCCAGGCAAACCCCTGCGTAATTACCATTGCCGGGCACGGCTACACCACCGGCCAGATTGTCATGATAGCCAGCGTAGGCGGCATGACTCAGATTAATGACAAGCTCTATACCATCACGGCCATAAACGCAGATACATTCAGCCTCGACGGCGTAAACGCAACCGGCTACTCGGCATTCACGTCCGGCGGATCCTGCACCACCGGCACGTTCTACGCCGCCAAGCAGGCAACCAGGATGAGAGATTTCACCAGCGGCAACACGCTGGCAACCGACCACTGGGGAGCGACCGGCGTGGCCGCCATGATGGACGCGATAACCATGCCGCTCCTGGCGGCCCCCGGTGGAAGCGCGTTTGCGCAGAGGTTCGGCAACGCCGCCAACCAGGTTCTTTCCGAGGCTGTAGCCGCCCCGGGGCGGCTGCTGACCGGGCTCGGGCTGCCGAAGGACGCCAACGGGATATCGTCAGCCGGAACCAACCTGTTCGGAACTGACTACTTTTACCAGTATATCCGCAACGAGCTTTGCGCTCTATCCGGCGGCAGCTGGAGCGGCTCCTCGGGCGCCGGCGTGTGGTCTCTGCATTTGTTCTACGATCGGACGACCCCCCACAACACTGGTGGGTTTCGCTGTGCCTGTTACCCTGTCTGAGAGAGCGATAGCGACCGGTGAGCAAGCAGGGTGAAGTGCATCTCAACAGGAAGTTCATGGAGTTCATCAAACTCCTGAACGTCTATCTGAATCACTTTCCGAAGCACGAGAAGTTCGCGCTTTCGAACAGGATCAGGAACACAGCCTATGAAGTTTACGACAGTATCACTGAGGGCCAGAAGCGATACCTCAAAAAGACCACCCTGAGCAACCTGGACATCGCCCACGAAAAGCTCAGGATGCAGTTGTACCTGGCCCACGAGCTGGGGTATTTCCGGTTCAAGGATGGCAAAGAAACGGGAAAATCACCCGAAGAACTTGAGGGGCACCGGTTCAGCACCATCAGTCTCCTGGTGGACGAATTGGGCAAAATGATAGGCGGTTGGATCAACAGACTGAAGGAAGAAAACAGGTGGTAGGACGGGCATCATATCGCTATGCGCTCTATCCGGCGGCAACTGGAACAACTCCTCGAATGCCGGCGTGTGGAATCTGAATTTGAATAACTATCGGACGAACTCCAACAACAATGTGGGGTTTCGCTGTGACTGTCTCTCCGGCCTCAAAACGCAATAGGCGTAAAGTGGAGAAACAGGGGTATGGTGTCCGGCGTTACGCGAAATCAACCAGCCGGACTTTTTGGTAGGGAAATCCGAACATCAGGAAGGCATCTTTTGAAGCGACACGGCAACTTGTTCAACCAAATATTCACCCCGGAAAACCTTCACCAGGCATTCCTGGACGCCCGCAGGGGTAAAAGGAAGAAGTGGGCCTGCTTCCAGTTTGAAACCAACCTGGGGCACAACCTGGCGGCGTTACACCGGGAGATCCACGACGGCACCTATCGGCCACGACCGTATTTCAAATTCAAGGTGTACGAACCCAAGGAGCGCATCATCCACGCCCCGGCGTTCCGCGACATCGTGGTGCAGCATGCCATCTACCGGGTCATCTACCCGCTGTTCAACGCCACGTTCATCGACCAAAGCTTCGCCTGCCGGGTCGGCATGGGTACGCACCGGGCCAGTGACTATACTCAGCGGGCACTCAAGCAATGCGACCCGAATAGTTACACCCTGAAGCTCGACGTCCGCAAGTTCTTTCACAGCATCGACAGGTCCATCCTGCGCGGTCTCATCGAGCGGAGAATCAAGGACCGCCGCCTGGTCGACCTGATGATGCTCTATGCCGAGTGCGACGGTCCGACCGGGATCCCCATCGGCAACCTGCTAAGCCAGCTGTACGCGCTGATCTACCTCAATCCGCTGGACCATTTCGTCAAGCGGGTATTGGGGGTTAGGCACTACGTCCGCTACGTGGACGATTTCGTGCTTATCGGCCTGACCCGTGAACAGTGCCTGGAGTACCGCGAGCGGATCGTCGCCTACCTGGAAAGCGCCCTGCGGCTCACGCTGTCGAAATCAACCCTTCAGAGGGCTAAGCGGGGCATCAATTTCGTGGGCTACCGCACCTGGCGGGGCAAGCGATTCATCCGCAAGTTCAGCCTGTACCGGTTCCGGAGAGCACTGCGCAAGGGCGACGTCCGGGCGCTGGCTTCCATCCTGGGGCACGCCTGCCGCACCAATTCATTGCCGCACATGCTGCGGCTCATCGAGGAGAGCAACTATGCCGGCCATATACCGCTACCGCAAGACCGCAGACGAGTACACCACCTACACCCCGCAGGGCGAGGGACTTATCGAGCTGTGCGCGCTGCCTGACGGCTTCACCTACGTCAGCGTGCCGGACGGCGCTGTCTTGGCAGCCGAACAGCCGGAGCAGGTGCAGCTGGAGGAGATTGTGCCCGAGGGTGAGTTGAAGGAGCAGATCAAGGCGGCGAGTGTTCACTGCCAACTGATCGAGAGCCGGATGCAGGAAAAGATCAAGGCTGCCTACCGCGATGAAGACGAGAAATATCTCACCCGAATCGCGGTCGGGAGTCTGGCGGGGTGGTACACCCTGGAACCGGGCGAGATGGAGCTGATTCAGGTGTTCCAGACCTTCATCGAGGGGGTACGGCAATGGGGACGGGACGAGCGGGCAAAACTGGGGTTGTAAGGCGGTACCTGAAAAACATCCTCGTCTGGATCGACCAGGGCCTCAATGTGGTGCTGTTCGCCGGGAGCCCTGACGAGACCATCAGCAGCCGCATCGGCAGGAACCAGCATATTGCCATCTGCCGGTTTGCCCAGCGGGTGGTTGATGCCGTGTTCGGGCGGAACCACTGCGCGGAAAACATCGAGCCGGAGGAGTGTAGGAAGGGGGAGTTGTAATGTTCCTCGAAGCCATGGCAGCAAAGTCCATCCCCTGGAAATGGATCCTGATCGGCCTGGCCGCAATCACACTGATAGCCGGTACCTACTACGCCGTCCACAGTTACAACTCGGCGATCCGCGAGGCCCAAGAAGCGAAACAGCAGCTGAAGGCCACCCAGGAGGAACTGGACAAGGAGCGGGCCAAGACAAAGCGGCTGGAACAGGACCTGACTGAACTGAAGGTTTACTACTCGGCTCGCGAGGACCGGCAGGCCAAGGCCGCTACCCGCCGCTCCCAGGTGCTTTCCCGCAAGGAGAAGACAGATGAAAAAGGCAACATTGCTGCTGACGACCCTACTCTTACTGACCTTAACCGGCTGTTCCCCGGAGATCAGAACGGTGACGATACGTCCGACAATTCCGACTCCCCCAGTCTGCCCGCAGATGCTCCCGGTCAAGTTCGTCCCGGCGGGTAGCCTGTACGGGCTGGAGCCGTCGGAGGCCCGAAAGCTGCTGGCGAATATCGAGGGGATGCAGGGTTGCATCTCCGAGTTTCAACTATGGTCACGGGAGGTGGAGAGATGTTTGAAAAAATAGTCGAAGGGTTGAAAAAACTCACGGTCATAACGGATCTGTTCGCGGCCATGTGGGCGAAGGGAAAGGACCTGCTGGCGAGTCTGCCTGCGTCCTTTAGGGACTACCTGAAAAAGACCTGGATGCTGTGGGCCGTCATTGGGTCTACGGTATTGGTCTACGGCGGCAACCTGTCGCAGTTCAAGATGATCCTCGTCATCCTGGCTCCGATAGCCCTTATCCTGCTGGTCGTGGAGCGCATCCTGGACGCCAAGGAAGGCTGGGGGCTGTTCCCGGACTTCGACTTCACCGCGGCCTTCAAGCAGGCCACGTCAACGCCCTTGTCGGCTGCTTTGGTGATCTTGGGGTTTTTCGCCGTGCTGGTGACGATCCTTATCTGTGCGGCCATGGTGCTTGTGCCTTGAGGTACCTGTCGGCTGCACTCCTGATCCTGTTATGGTGTGTACCATCTTCAGCCGGAGTCCTGGAACGGGCGCAACAGCACCTGCCGGTCTACCGTCAGGCCGTAGCCGACCACTGGCCCAACATGCCGCTGCCGCATATTCCCTGCGGCCAGGTGGAACAGGAATCGTCATGGAAGGAGCGGGCAACGCTCAAGACCTCACGGGAGCTTGGCCGGGGGCTGACGCAGATGACCATTGCCTACCGGCCGGACGGTTCCGAACGATTCAACATCTACCGGGAGGCG